CAAATCTATATGGTAAGCGTGGAAACATGCACAAAGGATTTGACCATGATGGGTTTGCTACTATTTGTGACCGTTTTATCGGTCCTCAACTTATATCTTACAATTCGTCGCAACTAATCCGAGACCGTTTTACTGGGTGGACAGTTGCAGAATTTGCACACACTTATACCATGCGCTCTGTGGGGTCCTATAATACAGATCAAGCAAAGCGGCACGAATTGGTGCTAATGAATTATGAAGTGTGAAGTCACCCTCTACGTCGCAGGCACCGTCTTTAAAGAAGAGGTACACGCTCGCGACTACCAAGAAGCACGTCAGGTTGCTCTCGCTCGCAACCCCAATGCAAAAATTGTCGGAGTTACTGCTAAGTTTTAATGTCATATCAACTGAAGGATTACCTTTACTCAATCAATCAATCTAAAAAGAATATTCTTGATGACGATGCTGATGCTGAGCGAGGGTATCCTCCTTATATTATTAACAGGTGCCTCTCTTCTTTCACTGATACTATCTTATTCTCCAATGAGATGAATAAGAACCCGCATCTTCCCAAGAAGATGCAATATGACTTTTTTATAAATAGTGTGAAGCCAAGGAAGCGTTTCTCTCCCTGGGCAAGAAAAGATTCTATTGATTATCTTGAGTTGGTCAAAGAGTATTATGGTTATAATGACGATAAAGCACTCCAAGCTCTTAGGATTCTCACCAAGGATCAGCTAGATAATATTAAAAAAGCATTGAGCAAAGGTGGAAAAAATGAGTGTTGATACTGAAATCCAGTGGAAGCAAACTGATATGGTTGAAGTGGTTCTAAAAGAACCAGATGATTTTTTGAAAGTAAGAGAAACGCTTACCAGAATTGGTGTAGCATCTCGCAAAGAACGTAAGATCTATCAATCATGTCATATCTTGCATAAGCAAGGCAAGTATTACATTGTGCATTTTAAAGAGTTGTTTGCTCTTGATGGAAAAAATACAAACTTTTCTGTAAATGATTTGCAGAGAAGAAATCGGATTGCTCAACTACTATCTGATTGGGGATTGATTAGCATTGTTTCTCCTGAAAAAGTAGAGAACTTAGCACCCCTCAATCAAATTAAAGTACTCTCTTTCAAAGATAAAGAAGAGTGGACACTGGAAAGTAAGTATAATATTGGTAGGAAGAAAACCACTGAAGAGTGATTGATGTACAATCCAATTGAAAATGTTTTAGATTCTGCTCGTTGCAAAACTACTAGTCATAATGGACAATTACATAGGTGGAAAACGTGGGATGCAAAGACTCCATTTGCACCCACTTTTGATATGCCTATGTGGTTAGATGATATAGATAAATCTTTACTCCCAGAGATTGTAAAGGTACTTCATGAAAATAATGAAGGAAATTATAGACAAATTTGGGAAAAGGATAATCTTTTTAAATGGACATATCCAGTTTTTGATTCCTTGAAAAAGGAGATATCTAGAATTTATAGTTCATATCTTTCTGCGTTAGACATACCTAAAACCAAAGTATGGATACGTGCTTGGGCAGTTTATCTGCCGCCAGGAGAAGGGGTAAAATTGCATTGTCATTCTTTCCACGAAAATACATGGGTTAGTGGCAATATTTCTCTGAATACAGGAACTACGACAGACTATAATGTACCACATTTTTCACTCTTTTATGGACCATGGAGTGTAGCGAATCGTCCTGGTAGAGTTACTTTGTTTCCTTCATGGGTTGAGCATGAAGTGCAAGAAGTTTCCAATGAAAGATATAGTATAGGATTTGATTTGTTCAGTGATGAAACTATGGAGTATATTCACAAGAATAGAAATCCACATAACGAACACCAAAACATAATTCTAAGATCAGTTTGCTTAGAGTAAACCGTAATACTTATTGCGGTTTTTACTACACTAATATTTTTTGTTCCTGTTATAATTATCTCTGTAAGAGGTGTGGGGCTACGGTCCCCCTTTTACGCCAGGATGCCTTCGGGGTCCTAACGTAAACGTCGCTTAACAGGACAATGGGAACATTTAATTGGGAAACATATACCCCTTATTCAATCGGATTCAATGAAACATTCAGCAGACTTGAAGCTCTTGCGGGAGGTGGAAGTAATTACCCACCATACAACATTGTTAATGGATCTAATGGCTGCGCCACTTTGGAAGTCGCTCTTGCAGGATTTTCAAGAGAAGATATTGAAGTGGAAACAGAACGGAATGTATTGACAGTATCCGCTCGCAAAGCACCAGAAGATAAAGAAAGAAGTTACGAACACAGAGGCATTTCTTATAGAACATTCTCTCGTAACTGGCAGATGGGTGATGATGTAGAAGTAGAGAGTGTAGAATTTATTGATGGTCTACTTACAGTCGTCCTCAGAAAAGAATTACCAGAAAAACAGAAGCGTAAGAAACACTTCTAAATAAAACCGAAGGGGACTTGACGGTCCCCTTTTACTTTGTTATACTATAGAAAATCATTTTAATTATGGCAGACACAATTCAGCATAATGTTCGGGTTATCCAGATTGTTACTGGAGAACATGTTATCTGTAATTTTACTCAGGTATTGGAGCCTGGTCCTGAAGGAGGAGAAGAACGGTTCGTTGCATATCAACTTCTGTATCCTCTAAAACTGAGTCTCTCTCAGGATGGTGAAGAGTATCGTGTTTCTTACACCCGATGGAATCCTTACACTCCTTACGAAGATCATCGTATTGCACCACAGTCGGTTATCTCTGCGATGCCACCTGCAGGAGAAATCTTGCAGAACTATGTTACTAAACTGAAAGAGTCTGGTGTAGACCTTGCTTTCCTACCTAATAATGGAGATGATATCCTTGGAAAAACTACTGAAAGTGCTGTTACTGAAGGACCAGTGGCTGCTGGCGCAAGTTGAAGAAATTGAAGGTGTAACCTTCGGAGATCCTGACTGCATCTTGGTTGAACCCAAGTTGATTGATGGGGACCAGTTGACAGACTGGCTCCCCTTTGCCTCTAAAAAGGAGGCAGTCATCCGATCCTCTGATATAATTACGTTTGTTGACCCGAGTAGTGATTTCATTACTCTTTACTATGGCGGTAAACCCGCACTGCTTACTGAATGAAGTTTTATACTAATGTTGAACAAGCAGGCAACCGTCTGCTGGTCCGTGGTTATGAAGGTGGTCAACCTTTTTCATACAGGGTGCCATTTAGTCCCACCCTGTATGTCCCTACAAAGAATTATTCTGAGTGGAGGACACTAGAAGGTGACTGCGTAGAACCTATTAACCTGGGTTCTATTAATGAAGCGAAGGAGTTCATCAAAAAGTATAAAGAAGTTGAGGAGTTTCCTATCTACGGAAACAGCAGGTATCTGTATCAATACATTGCTCAAGAGCACCCCGAAGAAGAGATTCGTTACGACGTTTCTAAGATTCGTGTATTCACTATTGACATTGAGACTGCAGCAGAAAACGGATTCCCCAACATTGAAACTGCAGACCAGGAAATTCTAGCGATCAGTATTAAAGACTCATATACTGGTCGCATTGTTGTCTTTGGAGCTCGTCCATTTGACAACAAAGATTCTATGGTTGATTACATGCATTTCCGTTCTGAGGAGACCATGCTAATGGCATTCCTTCAGTATTGGAATGAAAACTGTCCCGATGTTGTTACAGGTTGGAATGTTCAGTTGTTTGATATTCCCTATATTGCTAGGCGTATTGATAGGATCCTTGGTGAGAAGTTTACTAAGACTCTTAGCCCTTGGAAGCTTATTTCTTCTAGGGAAATTTTCATTAAAGGAAGAAAACAGATCGCGTATGATCTTCCAGGAATTTCTACACTGGATTACCTTGACTTGTACAGGAAATTTACTTACACCAATCAAGAATCTTACCGACTGGATCACATCGCCTTCGTTGAACTCGGAGAAAAGAAACTAGATCACTCTGAGTTTGATACATTCAAAGAGTTCTACGAGAACGACTGGCAGAAGTTTATTGAATACAACATCCATGACGTTCGCTTGGTGGACAAACTGGATGACAAGATGAAACTGATTGAACTCGCATACACCATGGCATATGACGCCAAGGTGAATTATGAAGATGTGTTTAGTCAGGTTCGCATGTGGGATAACTATATTTACTGCGAGCTCTTGAAGAGGAAGATTGCTATTCCTCCTAAGAAAGAAGCAACCAAGACTGAGAAGTATGCAGGTGCTTATGTCAAAGAACCGAAACCAGGATTCTATGATTGGGTGGTTAGTTTTGACCTCAACAGTCTGTATCCTCATCTTATTATGCAGTACAATATCTCACCAGAGACGCTCCAAGATTCCAGACATCCATCAGTCACCGTTGATAAAATACTTGAAAAGCAAGTAGAGATTGATGGAGAATTTGCCGTCTGTGCAAATGGAGCTCAGTACAGTAAAGATAAGCATGGTTTTCTTCCTCAGATGATGAAGAAGATGTATGACAGTCGTGTCATCTTCAAGAAGAAGATGATTGAAGCAAAGAAACAATACGAAAAAACACCTACCATTGAACTATCAAAAGAGATTGCCCGCTGTAACAATATCCAGATGGCAAAGAAGATCTCTCTCAACAGTGCTTATGGCGCTATTGGGAATGAGCACTTCCGCTATTACCGTCTCGCTAATGCAGAAGCAATCACCCTGTCTGGACAGGTCTCAATCCGTTGGATTGAGAACCGTATGAATGGATACCTAAATAAACTGCTCTCTACAGAGGAGGTGGATTATGTCATCGCTAGCGATACCGATTCAATCTATCTTAATCTTGGACCTCTTGTTAGTAAATTTTTTGGTGCTAAATCTGGCGATAAAGCAGCAATTGTGGCGATACTTGACAAGATCTGCCAAGAGAAACTGGAACCTTTTATTGAACGTTCATATCAAGAACTTGCGGATTACGTTTCGGCATATGACCAGAAGATGAGCATGAAGCGAGAGAACATCGCTGATCGTGGTATCTGGACTGCAAAGAAACGTTACATCCTGAATGTATGGGACAGTGAGGGCGTTAGATACAAAGAACCCAAGATGAAGATCATGGGTCTTGAAACTGCTAGGTCATCGACACCAGCGTATTTTAGAGACAAGTTGTATGCAGCGTTTAAGATTATTATCGGCAAGACAAATGATGAACTTATCAATTTCATCAATGATGT